TCCGGTACATCTCCGAGGGCATTGCCTCTCTTTCCAGGGGCGTATACAAGCGCCAAACCGACGGCGATGTTTTCCCGGACTACATGCACCCGCTTTCCCAACTTTTCGAGGGCCGACCGCATCCGCACTACACTACATTCGACTTTTTCCAGACGCTTATATCAAACGCCTGTTTGGGCAACGGTTACGCCCGTATCTACCGGGACAACATCACCCAACGGCCGTATGCCCTGGAGATCATACCGCAAGACATTGTTACGGTTGAATCGACGGAAAGCGGCGAAATCTTCTACCGTATTTCCGGACACGTCAACGAACGGCCGGTGCATGTAGTACTGCCGGAAACGGAAATGCTCCATATCAAGGGCGTGACAATGACGGGCATTGCCGGGCGTCCGCTGAGGCTGGTACACAAAACGGCATTCGGAAAAGCGCAGGGCGCACAGCAGTACGCCAAAACCTACTTTGAGAAAGGTGCGGCGGTAGGCGGCCTTATCACGTTTCCAAATGCCCTTTCTGCTGAAGAGCGGGAAATAATCCGCAAGCGGATAGCCGAAAAGCATGCCGGAGCCTCGAATGCGGGCAGTGTTATGGTTTTAGACACAGGCGCCGACTTTAAGCCGATGCAATCCGGCCCCAAGGACAGCGCCGTTATTGACTTTTCCAACCTTTCGACGGTTGAGGTAAGCCAGATATTTAAAGTGCCGCTGCACCTTCTTTCGCAGTTGGACCGCTCCACGTTTTCCAACATGGAGCAGCAAAACCAAGACTTTGTTGTGCATTGCCTTGCCCCCTGGGCGCGCAAGATCGAGGAAGAAATCAACTCAAAACTGCTTACCACAAACGAGGTAAAGCGGCGCAAAGTCTTTTTTGAATTTGACCTTTCTCCGCTTACGATGGGGGACATGCAAGCGCAGGCGGCATTCTTCGCAAGCGCTATCCAAAATGGATGGATGACGCCTAACGAAGTACGGGCAAAGAAAAACCTGAACCGGATTGAGGGAGGCGACAAGCTGTTTATCCAACAGAACATGGCCCCGATGGATATGCTCGAAGAAATCTTAAAAGGAAAGAATGGGCAGGAAAAACAAATGGCGGCGGAAAGTCAAGACGACGAACCGCAGCCGCAAAACGCAAATAACGCAACCGATGGAAGCGACATATAACAACATTGAAAAGCGGGGCACATCGGTTCCCGACCTTGAAACCCGCGCCTTTGGGCAACTTGTCGAGGTGCGCAAAAGCGACGACGGCAAAAAGACCCTGAAGGGCTACGCGCTGCGATTCGGGCAGCGGTACGACATGGGGTATTTCACCGAAGAAATTGCCCGCGAAGCGTTGAGCGGGGCCGATATGAAAGACGTTCGGGCGCTGCTCAACCACGACCCTAACGTAGTGCTTGGCCGTACCACATCCGGAACGCTTCGCCTGAATGTCGACGACAAGGGGTTAGCCTACGAAATCGACCTGCCTGATACGCAGGCCGCCCGCGATTTGGCCATAAGCGTTGAGCGTGGCGACATCACACAAAGTTCCTGGGGCTTTACGCTCCGGTACGATGACGACACGGCAGGCGATGAATGGACACGGGAAAACGGGAAAGACCATCGGAAAATCAAGGCGGTTAAGCGCGTGTTTGATGTTTCGCCGGTTACGTTCCCGGCAAACCCCGGCACGGAAGTCGCCAAACGGAGCCTTGAGCGCGTAAAAGAGCAGGAACAAGCCGAAACAAACAAACAGGAAATAGAAAACATGCGTAGCGCCCAAATACGGGTACTGCTTGCGCAATATCCGAATCCGAACAAATAAAGCAAACACTATGAATCTTGCACAACAGCTGAAAACAGCTAAAGAAGAACGTTCGGCCGCGCTGGATAAAATCAAAGCGCTGTACGAAAAGATCGAAAGCAAAACCTGGTCCGAAGATACCGACGCCCCGGCACTTGAGGCGCTAAAGACCGAGGTCGATTTAGCCGACAAGAACGTACAGCGCCTTGAGGATGCAATGCGCCTCGAAATGCGTTCTGCCGGATGGACATCCAGCGCCACAACCGAAAAGTCCGTAAATGTCGCCTACATCGGCGAAGGCAAAACGGGCGACAACCTGCAAAACATTCGCAGTCAATACCGGGTAACGGACGCAATTTTGGCCGCCACCGGAAAAGGAAACTTTGAAGGGCTGGTCCGGGAGATGCACGAAGAAGGCTTACGCGAAGCGCGGGAAGCCCGCCTGAGCCAATACGGCTCCGGGGTGATGATTCCCTACCTGTTGACGGAAAAACGCGACTTGGTGGCCGGTACAACCACGACGGGAGGCTACACCGTACAAACGGACGTTGAGCGCCTTATCCCGTTCCTGGACCCCCGCCCGATTGTTGCCCGTATGGGTGCAACAATGTTGATGGGCCTGCAAGGCAACATCGACTTTCCGCGCAACGACGGCACGGCCACCGCAACCTGGGACACGGAACAAGCAACAGCAACCGAAACGACGCCGACGTTCGACCGGGTGCAAATGTCGCCTAACCGTTTGGCGGCTTACACGGAATATTCGCTGCAACTGCTTCGCCAATCGACCATTGGCGTAGAAGCGTTTGTCCGTAACCGCTTGATGCAGGCCCGCGACAACGCCCTTGACCTTGCCGCTTTGAACGGCGGCGGCGGCTCCGAACCGACGGGCATCACCGGCGTTTCCGGCGTCAACACAATCAGCATTGCCGCTTCTCCGACCTGGGCGAACATCGTCAAATTCGAAACCGAAATTGCGGCCGACGATGCCGACTTCGGAAACCTTGCCTACCTGACGACACCGAGCATTGCCGGTATCCTGAAGCAGGTAAAACGCGATGTTGCCGGTAACGGCTTCATCTGGGAAGGTCCGAACAACGGAAGCGGAACAATCAACGGCTACCGGGCGTATGTTTCTACCCTGGTCCCGACGACCGGCGGAGCACACTACATGTTCTTCGGCAACTGGTCTAAACTGCTCATCGGCCAATGGGGCGGTATGGAGCTGACGGCTGACCCGTACACCCGCATGAAAGACGCCACCGTTCAGGTGGTCCTGAATTGCTGGCACGACGTAGCTGTAGAACACGGTCAAGCATTTGCTTACTCCAGCAGCGTACACCCGTCCTAATGGCCTATAAAGTAGCGACCGGCCCGGCAACTGAGCCTGTAAGCCTTGCAGAAGCAAAGGCGCAACTTCGCGTTGAGCATAACGACGAAGACACCTTGATTTTGTCTTTGATTTCGGCAGCCAGGCGCAAGTTGGAACAGGAAACGGGCCGGGCGCTGCTTAGCCAGACCATAACGGAATATTGGGATGAATGGCCGACGGACGGGATTTTTGAGCTTTCGATCTACCCCGTAACGGCGGTTACTTCCTTTCAGTACATCGACACAGACGGCGCAACAAACGCTTGGCCGTCCGACAATTACCACACTTCGTTCACGGGCATGAGTGTAAGAATCTGGACGGACCCTGAAATAGATGCGCCTGACTTAGGCGACTATCCGGACGCCGTACAGATTTCCTACACGGCGGGCGAATCCGCCGTTACCGACGTACCCCCGGAATTGAAACACGCTATACTGACAACCGTTGCGCTGCTCTATGAACGCCGGGAAGATATGCCGCTTGGAAATGGCGTCCGGACGGCGCAATGGTTACAGTTTGGCAGCCGTAAACATTTGATCTAATGCTCACGACGCCGAAAGAAACGATAGGGGCTTTAGACCGCCGGATAGTGCTACAAAGCCGGACCGTATCGGTAAACGATTACGGCGAAGGGGTGGAGACATTCACGACACTGGCGACCGTGTGGGCGAAAGTAGACTATCCGTTAACCGGATCGCAGGAGGCGCAAGTAGAGAAAGTACACCTGTTTGAACAGCGCGTAGAATTTACGATACGCAAGCGTTCGGACGTGACCCAGGTTAGCCGGATTGTATACGACTCGAAGACATACGACATTGAACGAATTGCAGAAATCGGCCGTGACGGCTATTTGAAACTTACAGCAGAGCACCGGGCCTAATGGCGATAGCAAAAGCGATACAGCGAGACATTGATGTACTGGTAAAACGGCTTTACCTGCTAAGCGATGAAGCAAAGCGGCAAAGCAAAGACGCCTTTAAAAAGGCATCGGTTCCGCTTATCAATGAAATAAAATCCAGAGCTCCGGTTTCCGATGAACCGCACAGCCGATGGGCAAGCGGCGAAAAGGTGGCAACTTATTACCCCGGCAACTTGAAGCGATCTATTCGGCGGCTCGTTTTCCGCCGTTCGGCAGCCGTATTTGTCGGGCCTCGAATCAAAAGTTTTGGAAGCGATACTACCAAAGGGGAGTTTAAAGGCAATCGGGTGGATGGCTGGTATGCTCACCTTATGGAGTACGAATACGGCTTAGGAGGCCGCCGCCCGCAACCGTTTATCCGACCGGGAGCGGCAGCCGCCGGACCTAAAGTTTTAAACATTGCAGCCCGCGAAATCAAAAGAAGTATTGACGGCTGGGCGCGGCGATACGAACAAGCAAGGGGGAGATGAACTACTACGCAACCATACGCAACTACATCAACGGCGACAGCACGGCAAACGCCTTGCTTGCCGGGCGCGTGTATGCGGGCGTATTGCCGCAAAGTTCTTCCTACCCGGCCCTTGTGATTAACACGATAACCACAAGCCCTACAAACACCAAGACCGCCCCAAGCGACCTGGATTTACTTATGGTTCAAATTGACGTGTACAGCACGACTTTGGCAAGCGTTGACGCCGTTAGCGATGCCGTCAGAAGTGCGATAGACTACGCCGCAAGCGAACCAATCCGGCACATCGAATTTAAGAAAGAGATGGACGGGTA